AAGCAAAAGGGCAACATTCAAGAATATATATATAATTATATATTTAATATATTATCTAAAGAAGATATAGAGTTAATAAATAATATAAATAATAATACTCAAGAAAAAAGAGAAAAAAATAAAATAAAAAAAGAGCAAAAAGAGAAAAACGAACCGAGCGAACCGACACAAGCTCCAGAGGCAGCCGATGCACCTGCCACGGAGAGCAAGCCAAAGGAGTACACCACTGCCCAGCTTGAGGAAATGTTTGAGGAGTTCCGCAAAGCATACCGTGGCAGCAAACGTGGCTTAACCGTGGAGCTGGAAAACCTAAAGAAGAAAAACCCGACCGATTGGCGCAAGATAATACCTTTGCTCATGCCAGCCCTGCAACGCATGGAGGCATGGAGAGAGCAGGAGGCTGCAAGGGCTGGTGGCTTTGTGCCCCAGTATGCCATGCTGCAAACATGGCTTAACCAAAAACGCTGGACGGTTGAATACCCCATAACAGTGCAACAGGAGGAGGCGCAAGAGCCAAAGGAGGCGAAACCCAGCAGCGAGGATTACGCATGGGATGGAGGCTTTGGAGGCTGCGATGTATAAGCCATAAGCTCCAAGCACAGTGCATTGAGAACTAACAGAACCATTAGTAAAACCATTAAAAATCACATTATGAGCGATATAAGCCCTATACAAAATGCCGTTGCAGAGTGCGTGCGCTCTGTACGAGAGGCAGAGAAGCTGCGTAAACAGCGAGAGGAGGCAGAGCTAAAGCAGTACATGAATGCAGAGCACCAGCGCATTATGGCTGCCAATGCCAACAGAACGGAGGCAGACAAGCTAATGCTCCAAAACATTATGCAGGTTGACAAAGCACTGGCATTATGCGATAAGCAAATGCGCAAGGAGGCACAGGCAGCCACAAACCTTGAGGATGCAAAAGTATTTGCACTGCACGCACGCCTACTGGTGCATATAGCCGACAACATTGTGCTGGCTCACCAAAACAGGAGGTTTGTGGTGGATGATAACAATCGCAAGCTGCTGCGCTTCCTGCTCTACTACTTCAACAACTGCGAACTGGCAGAGGAGGTTTTCCCCGACCGTGGATACAAGCTGCACAAGCACCTCATGTTGCGTGGCGAGGTAGGCACAGGCAAAACGCTGCTCATGCAAATCTTCAGCCAGTACCTGCGCTACATAGAGCACCCCAACCAGTTTTACAACTTGAGTGTAACGCAAATGGTGAACTACTACACGTTGCACAACAACCTTGACCGCTACACGTACAACGAGGAGGCGAACAAGGGCTTTATGTGTACCCCTGTAAACATTTGCCTTAACGACATAGGCGTGGATAGCGTAACGTTTTATGGCATGGACACCAAGCTGCTTACAAACCAATTCCTGCATGCACGCAATGAGATTTGGGTGCAATGGCACAAATTTGCCCACGTTACCACCAACCTCACAACAAAGCAGCTACAGGAGGAGTACAAAGATGGCTTTGGGCGTTTGCTTGACCGCTTCAAAACGTATAACATAATCCCTGTAGAGGGTAAGAGCAGACGCTAAAGCAACGTATAAGCCAAATAGAGCCGTTTTGTCGCACTCTTTCGGTGTGGGTGGTACAAGTTACCATTTTGAGCAGCGAAATGCGACAGACGCAAAATAAACAGCATTTTCAATAGTATTAACGACCAAAATAGATGTTATGGAAATAACCGATTACAACAAACTGGCGCAAGAGGTGCATGAAAACGCCTTGAAGCATGGCTTTTGGCAGGAGCACACCAGCGATGAGCATTTCCTGTGCCTTGTAGTTGCAGAGCTAATGGAGGCAGTGGAGGCTCACCGACATGGCAAGAAGATGCGCGAAACCACCATAGGGGCTTTTGAGTTTGCCGTAAGCCTACAGCCCCATGAGTATGCCTACTGGTTTAACGATTTCATCAAGGACACCGTGGAGGATGAGCTGGCAGATGCGTTTATACGCCTGCTGGATTTGGCAGGTGCTCATGAGTACGACATAAATAGCCGTATTGAGCGACCGATACGCTGGGAGGTGCGCACCAGTGAGGAGCAGTTTACAGAGAACGTGTGGGATATAGTGTGTATGCTCTCTATGCGCATAGCTATTTGCCAGCGCACGAGAGTAATTTACGCTATGCGCATGTTGCAAAAGTTGGCACAGGCTATGGGCTGTGATTTGGCATGGCACATTGAGCACAAGATGCAGTACAATGCCACGAGACCCTACAAGCATGGTAAGGCTTATTAAAGCCACAAAACGTACATATATTGAACTACTTAATACATAAAGCAGATGGCAAAAAAGACAAAAATTGCAGTGCTGACATTGAGCCAGCACTTCCCCAAAGGACACCCCAAACAGGGGCAGCCAACAGGTTTTGTGGAGCACCTAAAGGATGGTGTAAAGCTCCACACAATACGCACCAACTATGAGCTATGGGCGCAACGAGCAGCCAAAATCAATGCTGGGCAAATGGAGTTGAGCCTGCGAGTATGGGCAGGCAAGCCATACCACTCACAGCAGGTAGAGGTGGCACGCCTGCAAAAGCTGGGAGTGCAACGCATTGAGGCAAGTTATGGAACAACGGATAGCCTGCCTCAAGTATGGGTGGATGGCACGAGAATGGCAAATGTAGCCGATGAGTTAGCCAAAAACGATGGGCTGGAGTATGAGGACTGGTTAAGCTGGTTTTTCGCCAATAGCAACACGTTTGATGGCGTAATCTTACACTTTACCGATATGCGCTACTAAGTACAACCTTAAAACTCACACCGCAATGGAAACTGAAACGTGGAAACCAGTGGCAAATTATGTTGGCTACGAGGTGAGCAATAAGGGCAGAGTGCGCAAAATTGGCTTTAAGCAATGCCTGCGCTTTGTCGCTGGTTTTGGCATGAGGCGTGTAACCCTGCACATAGGCAGGGAGTACAAGCTCTGTGTCGTTGCCACGCTGGTGCTTGAGGCATTTGTTTGCCCCCAGCCCATAGGTTACAAACCTAACGTGAAAGATGGCAATTACGAGCATTTGAGTGTGGAGAATTTAGAGTGGGTTGAGAGGCGCAAAAAGCACTATACAAAGAACCGTTACTATCAACGAAAAAAGAAAAAATTTTAACGCTATGACAATAGAACAGGATAAGCTGGAGCACTACGTATTGTGTACAGCAGTTACGTTTATTACAGCCGTGGCTGTAATGCTGGTAAGTAAAAGCCCCATGTGGGGTGGTATTGTGGCAACAGCTTTTACGCTGGGGCTTGCGCTGGGCAAGGAGTTTGGCGATAGCAGAGCCTATGGCAACCACTGGTGCTGGTGGGATTTGCTGGCAGATCTGCTGGGCATACTCACAGGCAATGGCATTTTGTTTGGAGTGGTAAAACTGCTTGAGTGGTGCGCACGATGAATGGCAAGTATTACAGTGGCAGGGCAAAGGCAAGCAGGCTTATGTATGAGCCTACCACTGGCAGCATGTATGAGCTGCAAGTGATAAATGCCCGACCGATAACAGAGGAGGCAGAACCAATGAGGTACGCACTAAGGAACAGAGACAAGCTAAAAGAGGCGTTTGGAGAGCCTTTTTACCTTGAGCTAATAAAGTGCCTATCGAAGCACTTTCAAAGCAATGCTGCAAACGACAGGCACGAAATCGCGGGTGTTTCGCACCCTTGCATAAAGGTGGCTGGCATGGAGGCAGGCACGACCCACATTTTTGCAGTGCTGGGGCAAACGTATGATGTAGTAAGGTTGGCATACTATAAAACCGAGGGCAAAAGCTATGGTAAGCGATAACACAAAGCAAGGCACATGGGTAAAGCGTGTGTTTGTGGTTGTAGCCACGGATGAGCAAGGCAAGCCAACCGAGATAAGAGAAGTTACGGACACCAGCTCCTCACAACAGGTAATGGAGTATGAGGAGTACGAGGAAGTAACCAGCAGCCAGCCACACAATGAGGCAAGCGCAACGTTTACGATAACCGACCCACGCTCTATGCAGGAGCTAATAAAGGCTCTGGAGCTGGAGTTAACCCAGTGCAAAAGGTACACCACAAACAGCCGTGGCTGTGAGTTTTGGCGTATCGGAGTGAGAACAGGCTGGTACTACAAGCCACGTATTAACCCAGCAGCACGCAAGCCTCACAAGCAACAGGCGTATTGGCACAGGGTGCGCTCATTTTGTGTTCGCAAAGGCTACCATTAGCACGCTTGTATTGAGTAGCGTGGGCAGCTCACACTGCCCCCTATTACCGAGGTAAGTATAACTACAGGTGGTATGTATATAAATATATTTAATTACTAATAGCAATAAGTATTACTACAATGAACGACAACGAGAAACAAATCGAAAGCGAACGCAAGCGAGAGTGGCAAAAGTACGATGCAGCCACCAGCTATGGCTATGCCGTGGCAGGAGGCAGCCCAGCACGCCCAGCCATAAGCCAAGCCTTTATTGAGGGCGCAACGTGGGCAGATGAGCACCCAGCATGGCAATGGGTGGATGCAAAAGAGCAAAAACCGCCTCAAGACCAGTGGGTGCTGCTGCACCTGTGCATAAGTGGCACGTGTCATTACACATGGCAAGGTTGCTGGGATGGTAAACGCTGGGTAGAGCGCACCGACATCAGCGTTGGAAACCCCAAAGGCTTTGAGGGGCTGGAGGTGCTGCACTGGTTGGCTATACCGAGCCTTAACGCTGAAACGGAGGAGTAACAGCCATGATTGAAAAAGTGAAAATGTACCAAGCCGTATGCGACCGCTGCCAGCGTAGAGGCGTTGGTGAGGAGATTGTGGCATGGGATAGCCAAGAGGGTGCAGAACTGGAGGCTATAGACAGTGGCTGGCAGTGGATAGGGCGCAAGCTCTACTGCCCCGATTGTGTTGACCTTATGGAGTGCGAGAGTGAAGCGGAGGAAGACAAGCCATGAGCAACGTAACGCAACAAAGCATATCAGAAGCCCTTGACGAGCCGACCCTGTTCCGTGTGGCATACATACCCTATGTGCTTGCAGAAGTGGTATGGGATTTTGCCGATACGGTGCTCAACATTTGTGCCACGCTCAAGATACAGGAGACCAAAAAGCTCTCAAGGGCTGTAAGGGAGCTGCGCACGGAGTACAACCGTTACCGCTCAAAGTACATTGATGCAGCGCACCAAGCCCTTGAGGTGGAACACAGAGAGGTGTTTATTGATGCAAACACTCCAACGCTTAACGAGTTTTGCAGGCAGATGCGAGAGCATATAACAGCCAAATATGGCAAAGTGGATGCAGACTACATGTATATGCTGCTGGGCACGTATGAGGCTTTGGCAGTATTGAGAGCACTACAGCTATATGTAGCAGATTGCGACCGCACCATTAATGAGGCTGTTGGCTATAGCAACAGGAGCATAATGCCCACGCACGTATTTAGGCTGCGCACTCTACTGGAGGAGTTTGCTGGTAATTGCAAAATGCCAGTAGATGATCCAGCACTGGTGCGCTGTATAAACCGCCTGTATAGCTCTATGGCTGGCGATATTGAGCTAACTGGCTTAAAGAGCATAAACGAGTAACAGAGTATGGCAACATTTAGCATAAGTGGCAAGGAGTTTACAGGCGTGCCTCCCAGTTGCGGTTGGTGTCCGTTCTTCTTTGCAGCAAAAACCGATAACAGGGGCGTTTGCACGCTCTTTAACCTCAATGCAACACGTTACCGCTCCACGCCAAAACGCTGTGCAAAGCTCTTTGCTAAAGCAGAGCAAATTGGTGGCGAGCTGGTAATCATTAGTAAGTATTAATAACTCAACAACACGCATTAACGCATGAAACAGATTTTTTACGACCTTGAGACCACTGGCACAAAGTTTTGGCGCAATGGCATACACCAGTTAAGTGGGCTGGTGGTAATAGATGGCGAGGTCAAGGAAGAGTTTAACTACCACGTGCAGCCGAACCCCAAAGCCGACATTGAACAGGAGGCTCTGGAGGTTGCAGGCGTTACCAAAGAGCAAATAATGGCATACCCTCCCATGTGGGGCGTATGGCAGCAGTTTACAACCATGCTGGCAAAGTATGTGGATAAGTTTGACCGCAAGGATAAGTTTTTCCTTTGTGGCTACAACAACGCACCGTTTGACAACCAGTTCCTGCGTGCATGGTTTGTGCAGAACGGTGACAACTACTTTGGTAGCTGGTTTTGGAGCAGTGCCATTGATGTAATGGTGCTGGCTGCTCAAGCCCTCATGGAGCAACGCCCAGAGATGCAGGATTTCAAGCTGCACACCGTTGCAGAGCAAATGGGCATAGAACTTGATGAGAGCAAGCTGCACGATGCAATGTACGATATTTACATTACGCATGAGGTGTACAAACGCCTCACTTTTTGAGCGCAAAAACCACCAAACCCAGCCCCTATTACTGTAGGTAGTTATACTACTAATAGGGGCTATTATAAATATATATAATATTAATAACAGTAATAATACTGATAAACAGCAAAAAACTAAAACAACAATGGGCAGCTTAAACAGAATTGAGCTAATTGGCAATTTGGGCAAACAGCCCGATGTCAAAACACTGGACAATGGCAACAAGGTTGCTACGTTCACACTGGCTACCACCGAGCCAGCTTACACAACACAACAAGGCAAGCAGGTTGCAGAGCGCACCGAGTGGCACAACATAGTTGCATGGGGTGGCTGCGCAAGCATTGCAGAACGTTTCCTCTCTAAGGGGCAACAGGTGTATGTTGAGGGTAAAGTATGCTACAGGACATACGAGGACAAAAACACGCACCAAAAACGCTACGTTACAGAGGTGGTTTGTGAGCGCATTGTGCTACTCTCAACAGGCAGCAAGCGTGACAATTCCTCACAGCAGGGCGATACAGCCCCGACACCGCAACAAGGGTATGGCGAACAGCCAAACTACCAGCAAGCACAACAAATGCCAACAGGCGCAAGCTATGGAGGCTATGCAGCACCTGCACCTATGGCAGGAAATGAGGAATTGCCATTTTAGCCATGAGAAGTAACGAGGAGCATAATATCCAAACAGCCTGCGTTACATGGTTTCGTTACCAGTACCCTCACCTCATTTGCTTTGCTGTGCCTAATGGTAGCAAACGCCCCAAGCGCACTGTAATGCGCAACGGAGCTGCCATCACCTACAGCCCAGCAGCCGTGGCTCTCAAAGAGGAGGGCGCACTGGCAGGAGTGGCAGACCTTGTGCTGGTTGGCTATGGCAAGGTGCTGTTTGTTGAGATGAAAACGCCAAAGGGCGTGCAAGCAGAGAGCCAAAAGGAGTTTGAGCACAAAGTAACCAAGCTGGGGCATGAGTACCACGTTTGCAGAAGCCTTGAGGCATTTATGCAAGTGTGCAAGGCTGCTTTTTGTGTAAAATAACAACAGCTTTCAAAAATTGGACAAAAAGCGTACATAATATGTGCGCTTTTTGTGTTTTCTTTGCTCATTAAAACGCAAATGTGTAAAACAATGAGCAACAAACGAACCGAAACAACCCAAATACCCATCACGGAGGTTATCCTAAACAAGGACAACCCACGTGGCTGCGAGGACAGCAAGTTTGAGCAACTTGTGGAGAGCGTGCTGGTCTTTCCCAAGATGCTAAAGCAACGCCCCATAGTGCTTGATGAGAAAGGCATTGTGCTGGGTGGTAACATGCGCACCAAAGCCCTGTTGTGGGTAAAGGATGCAACGCTCCAGCAGCTCATGGAGAGGCTGGAGGCACAGAGCAAGTACAACAAACTCACCAAGTACGAGCAGCAGCAGCTTGTGGCATACTGGCAAGGCTGGCAGGCACGCCCACTGGTGTATGTGAGCTATGCAGAGGGCTACACGGAGGAGGAGAAGCAGGAGTTTATCATCAAGGACAACGTTGGCTTTGGTAACTGGGATTGGGATAAGCTGGCGAACGAGTGGGATGAGAACCAACTTGCAGAGTGGGGTCTTGATGTATGGCAACCCGACAAGGATGCACAGGAGGGTGAGGCTGGAGGCAACGCTGACAGCTCACAGCATGGCAGCCTTGCAGACAAGTTTATTGCCCCACCGTTTACCATACTTGACACCCGACAGGGCTACTGGAGAGAGCGCAAAGCCGTGTGGCGAGAGCGTATCGCTGATTTTGGCGAGAGCAGAGAGGGCACACTGGCAGATGGCGAAACAAACTGCATGGCTACCATTAACAACGGTGTAAGCCTGCTTGACCCTGTAATGGCAGAGGTTGTATGTCGTTGGTTTGGCATTGAGGGTGGCAGCGCATTTGACTGCTTTGCTGGTGATACGGTGTTTGGCTACGTGGCAGCCACACTGGGCATGAGCTTTACAGGCATTGAGCTGCGAGAGGAGCAGGCTGCACTCAACAACCAGCGTGTTGAGGGTATGCAGGCTAAATACATTTGCGATGATGGGCAGAACGTGGGCAAGCACATTGCTAAAGGCTCACAGGATTTGCTTTTTAGCTGCCCCCCCTACTACGACCTTGAGGTGTACAGCGACAAGCCAAACGATGCAAGCAACCAGCCCACTTATGAGGCATTTTTGCAGATACTGGAAACCGCATTTGCCAGTGCCATTGAGTGCCTAAAGGATAACCGCTTTGCTGTGGTGGTTGTGGGCGATATACGCAACAAAGAGGGCTTTTACTACGACTTTGTAGGCGATATAAAGCGCATGTTTAAGGCTCATGGCTGCCCACTCTACAACGAGTGCATTATTGTTGAGCCTATTGGTACACTGCCCCAGCGAGTGCAACGCTATATGCGCAACCGCAAGGTTGGCAAGTGCCACCAAAATGTGCTTGTGTTCTACAAAGGAGACCCCAAAGAGATACCAACAAACTATAATGAAATAAATTATGCAAGCGAAGATTTGGCAACATTCAGCATGGATAACAACGACCAGCCCCAGTGAGCTGCGTGCAACCTTTGAGCACATGCTGCTGCAATGTGGCTTTAAGGTGCTGGAGGTGACAGAGCACCATTTCCAGCCTCAAGGCTACACTTGCCTGTGGCTACTTGCAGAGAGCCATTTGGCAGTGCATACCTTCCCCGAACACCAGCGCACGTACATTGAGCTGGCAAGTTGCAATGGCTCTAAGTATGAGCAGTTCCTGCAACTACTCGCAACCCTTAACCCTCAAGAGCACAACAATGGATAGTCAAGAGTTTAACAAACGCTCTACCCAAAAGCGTAGGCAGATAAGAGAGGCACGCCTGCAAATCGTGTCCGAGCTTCGCCTACAGGGTAAGAGTGTAAGGCAAATTGCAGAGGCTGTTACTGCACGCCTCCAGTTGCCTAAAAAGGTGAGCAGTGGCACAATACACAGCGACCTTAAAATGCTGCTCCAGCAATGGAGAGAGGACAACAACCAAAACACCGAGGAGTGGGTACAAATGGAGGTTGCACGTGTAGATATGCTCATTTCCGAGCTTTACGAAGCATGGGAAAAGAGCAAGCAGGATTATGAGCTGGTACGAGCACGGCAAGAGCGAGTACAACAGGAGGCTGGAGAGCAGAGCACCGCCAACAAGGAGCACGGCAAGAGCAAACGCCCTGCCCAAATTAAGCAGGTGCAAAGCCGTGAAAACATTACCAACTATGGCAATGTTGGCTACCTCACAGAGATACGCAAGCTGCTTGAGTATCGTGCAAAGCTGCTGGGGCTTTATGCACCCGACCGCAAAGAGGTTACTGGAGCGAATGGGCAACCGCTTAACCCACCTACAAACAACACCACCATTAAAGTTGAGGATTTGACAGAGGCAGAGCTGGAAACCCTCTACAGTATTGCAGCAAAACGTGACGCAAAAGGGCAATGACATAGAACTCAATGATGAGCTACTGGATAAGGTGCAAGCTCACATGTGCAGAAAGAGTTTTTACAGGTTTGTAGAAACTTTTTGGGGCGTTATTATACCCGAAGCACCTGTGTTTAACTGGCACATACCCTACTTGTGTGGTGAGCTGGAGCAACTGGCTTACTACATTGTGCACCGTTTGCCCAAACCCTACGACCTAATTATTAACATACCGCCTGGAACTACAAAGAGTACTATAGCCACCATTATGTTCCCTGCATGGCTCTGGACGCAAGACGCAAGCCTGCGTGTTATTTCCAGCTCCTATGCACAGGATGTGAGCATAGACCAAGCACAAAAGAGCAAGGATATTGTAACCAGCGAGAAATACAGGCGTTTGTTCCCAGAGGTGGTAATGAGGCGTGATAAATCGGGTAAGGGTTACTATGGCAACACGGCTGGAGGTGAGAGGTACGTTACCTCTACTGGCTCTGCTGTTACTGGTAAGCATGCCCATGTTATACTCAACGATGACCCCCAAAACCCAAAGCAGGCAGATAGTGAGCCATTGCGCCAACAGGCTATAGAGTTTACCAAAACGCTCTCAACACGTAAAGTGGATAAGCGCAATACGCCAACCATCACCATTATGCAACGCCTGCATGAGGAGGATGTAACAGGCTACCTGTTGAAGAAAAAGGCAGAGCAGATAAAGCACATTTGCTTGCCAGCAGAGCTATCTGCAAACGTGCAACCCATTGAGCTGCGTGAACGCTACATAAATGGGCTGCTTGACCCTGTGCGCTTGAGTGCAGAGGTACTGGCAGAGGCACGCATTGATTTGGGCACAAGGGGCTATGCAGGGCAGTACGAGCAAACGCCTGCCAGTGCAGAGGGCAACATTGTGCAAAAAAGCTGGTTTCAACACATTAGCCGTGCCCAGTTTGAGGCTATGCGTGGTGGGGCTGTTGTGCACTTCTTCCTTGATACCGCCTACGATGAGAAGCACCGCAAGGGAGAGAACGACCCCAGTGGCATACTGGCTGCCTGCAAGATTGGGCAGCAGCTATTTGTGCTCAATGCCAAAAAGGTATGGAAAACCTTTCCCGACCTCATTGCATTTCTGCCCGAATACTGCGCAACGTGGGGCTTTAACAAACGTTCCAGCACGCTGCGCATAGAGCCAAAGGCTAATGGTGTGAGCGTGGTGCAGCAGTTGAGAGCAAGCACGGACTTGAACGTAACCAAAACGCCCAGCCCCACGGATAGCAAGGGCACGAGGTTAAGCACGTGCAGCCCCAAAATTGAGTGTGGGCGTGTGGTACTGGTAGATGGAGAGTGGACAGAAGATTTTATGGAGGAGGTGGCAGGCTTCCCCTCACAAACCCACGATGAGTTTGTGGATATACTCTGCTATGCGATAGATTACTTTTTAATTGCGCCCAAAGAGCTGCCACGTGGCTTGAGCAAAAGCAGCTTTGCAGGCATATTGTAGACAAACTTATAACCCAATAACAATATGAGCGTATTTGACCTATTTTTAAGCAAGCTAAAAACGGCTGTTGGCTACCAGCAGTCGTTTGAGGAGCTTTTGCAGGCTGGTGATGTGAGTGGTGCGCTGGCTCTTATGAGCTGCGACAACCCTGTGCAAATTGCTGCCATTAAGCAGTACAACGTGCAATCTCACAAAATTATGGAGCGTATGGATAAAGCTGTGTACAACGAGGATGGCAGCTTTAAGGGCTGGGTTAAGCGTTGGCGTTTGCCCCTCTCCTACGCAAAGTACATTAACGAAATGGCTGTTGTGTTTATTTATGGCAGACCTGTGCAATGGTTGCAGAGCAGCCAAAACACGGACAATGCCTATAAAGCCTTTTGCGACTTTATAGAGGATAGCCATTTCAACGCACGCATTAGGCAGGCAAAGCGTTTGGCTGGTGCAGAGACCAAAGCTGCGCTGCTGTTCCACTGCTACCAAAACAGCGAGGGCAAAGCCGACTGCCTCATTAAGGTACTGGCTAAATCTCTGGGAGATGATCTATATTACATGAAAGACCAGTATGGCAGGCTGGTGTACTTTGCCCGTGGCTACTATTTGCGCGAACGTGGCAACAGCACAAGTTACTACGTGGATATTTACACGGATAGCTACACGTACCACTGCAAGCGTGCCAGCATGGGCTGGGAGGTAGCCAAAGAGGTTAACTACATAGGCAAAAAGCCTGTAATACTGCTGGAGCAGGAAACAGAGTGGGATGGTGCAGACGCACTAATGGAGCGACAGGAGTACATTAAAAGCCGTACTGCTGATGTGAACGACTACATGGCAGACCCTGCTCTGGTGGCTACTGCTGATGTGGTGCAAGGGCTACCCGATAAGGACAGCGAGAACAAGCTCTATGTGTTGAGCGAAAAGGGCGATTTGCGCTACCTCACACCCGACACAGCCAGTGAGCTTAAAAAGCAGGAGACGGAGGACAACGAGCGACACATTTTCCGCAATACCTTTACGCCTAACATTGACTTTGACATGATGAGCAAGCTCACCAACGTATCAGCCAAAGCCCTCAAGCAAATGATGGTGCTGGCTGATATTAAGGCAACCATGCGTAAGGAGACACACGATGAGTACCTAAAGCGCACTGGCAACCTCATTATTGCCATACTCTCCAACGTAACCAACATTGCACTTGCTGGTGAGCTGGAGCAGTTGCGCATGAAGCATGAGTACCAAGAGCCGTTTGGTGAGGACATTGCAGAGGCAATTAGCAATGCCATTAAGGAGAAGAACGCTGGCGCAATGAGTAACGAAACGCTCATTGAGCTTAACCCCCTTGTGCGTGATAAGCAACGCGAAAAAGAGCGCATTGCTAAAGAGACAGCCGAAAAGGAGGAAAAGGAGGCACAGGCTGCTGCCAACAGCGTGTTTAACTTCCAGTAAACTTTTGAGAGCTGGAGCTACTATTCTTAAATAAAAAACTAAAATGGCACAGATTAACTGGAAAGAGGTTTATAGTAAGCTGGGCAAGCGCACAGAGGGGTATGCGCTTGCCGTGCGTGGCATGTTCCAGCAGCGCATTGGTGAGATAATAGCCATGTGTGAGGGGCTGGAGCTGGAGGAGGGCAAGCCATTTGCCTTTGCCGATTATGAGGTAGCCCCTGCTGTGCAAAAAAAGCTGCGACAACTCTATGCAGAGGTGTACAAGGAGATACGTGGCAGTGTGGTGCGAGAGTGGAACTATGCCAATGCCAACAGCGATAAGCTCATAAAAGGGCTGTTTGGCAGTGAGAGTATAGAGAACAACCACTACGCTAAATATTTCCAGCGCAACAAACAGGCTATGCAGGCGTTCCTCACACGGCAAACCAATGGGCTTGACCTCTCCCAGCGTGTTTGGCAGTATGTGGGGCAAACACGAACCGACCTTGAGGCTGCGCTGGATTTGGGGCTGGGGCAAGGCTTGAGTGCAGACACCTTGAGCAGGCAGGTGAGAGAGTACCTAAACAACCCCGATGATTTGTTTAGGAGGTTTCGCTACAAAAAAGGCGAGGATGCAGAGGGCAACCCCATTTATGGGCGCAAGTGGAAACGTAGGTGCTACGATAAGGACACGGATAGCTTTTACTGGGTAGATGCAAACCCAAAGGACTACCATACAGGCACAGGCGTTTACCGCTCAAGCTATAAAAATGCTATGCGCTTAACACGCACGGAAACCAACATGGCTTACCGCTCTGCTGACATAGCACGTTGGCAGCAAATGGATTTTGTGGTTGGCTATGAGGTAAAAATGAGCAAAAACCACCCATGCCACGATATATGCGATGATTTGCAGGGGCGTTACCCCAAAGAGTTCCAGTTTGTAGGGTGGCATCCGCACTGCTACTGCTACATTGTGCCTATTATGTGCAGCGACCAAGAGCTTGAGCAGCTTACAGACCAAATACTGCGTGGAGAGGACACGGAGGGCTTTACACCTGCTGGAGTGGTGAGCGAAATGCCTGCCAACTTTACCGAGTGGATAAGCAAAAACGCTGACCGCATACAGGAGGCTCAAAGCCTGCCATACTTTATACGAGATAACTACACCAACGGAGATATAACAAAGGGGCTGCGCTGGGAAACAGAGTACAAAAATGAGGCTGGGCTGGCTAACTTTAGCAAGCTCATGGGTAAGGCTGAAATTGATATTGACGAGTTTACCCACATGCAAACCGTAACCGCCAAAGAGTTTAGCGAGTGCAGCAACTTTGTTGAGGCAGGCACGGCTGGAGGCTTCCCCCTCTCCACTGCCACCACCAGTAATGGCTGGCAGTTTGAGGAGCTGGGCAAGTTGAGCGACCCAACCGAGCTGGCAAACTTGCTGGCAGAGGCTGGCAAAGGCAACAACCTGCTGGCTCAATACTGCACGCCCGAACAGTTGGCAGAGCTGGAGCGTATAGCAACACAAGCAAAGTTTGCAGCCAAAGCCGATGGCAAGTTTATGGTGGCATTAGACAAGGACACGCTCAAGGCTGTTATAAATGGCGATACAGCCACGTTCTCTGCCAGCAGGTACGTTGGCACGAATTACAGCAAACTTTGCTCTGCTGCGCTTGAAAATGGTGTTGTCGGAGCTAATGAGGGTGCTGTATGTGTACTTGACCTGCCAAAGGGTAGCCGTTACCTGCAAACTATGGCAAAAGGTGAGCCTACTGCCATGCTATTGCCTAACAGCAAATTTAAGGTTGTGAGCACCGAGGTTAAAACCGTTGTGCGTGCTGGCAAATCTACAGAGGTGCTGCATTACCATTTGGAGCTGGTAGATGATGGCAGCTCTTTTGTTAAGGAGGTTGCAGAGAGCAAAGCCAAAGTTAAAGCAGAGGTGGCTGCACACAACAAGGCTGTTAAGGTGGCAAACAACGTACTGGGTGCTGCCAACAAGGGGCACTATGAGCTGCTGGGCATTGATACTACAGAGCTGGAGAGTGTGCTGGCTAATGGCACAACAGCAGAGGTAAAGGCTGCCACAAAAGAGCTTGCAAAGGAAATGGCTGCTGCTAAAAAGCTGGCTTTACAGGAGGCTGTGGAGCAGCCTAACATGTGGGCACTGGCACAGGAGTTTGGCGTTGCGGATGCAAAGGCGTTTATGGCAAACTGGAGCAAGCACATGGCAAAAGCCAGCCAATATACCACTGATGAGCTGTTTTTGCAAAAGGTGATTGATAAAGAGCTGTATTATGCCAACCTTAACCCGACCAAGTACAACACCACTGGCAAGTTTATTGAGTACATGGGCAAACTCAAGGCGCAATATGAGGCTAAAATACAGCTGACTGCCATACAAGGAGAAATAGACACCGTGGTTGTATTTGCCAACACCTGCAAATATAATGCGAAAATACATACTATGGTGGCTGATCTACTCAATGCCACCAGTAGCAAAAAACTTGATTTAACGAGCATAGAAAGCAAGTTAAAGGTTGCTCAAAAAGAGATGCAACGGTTGGAAGCAGAGCGCATAAAGCTATTGCGAAGCAAGGGCGTTACAGCCTATGACATAGAGCAGTTTTATAGCACAGCAGACAAAGCCAAACTAACAAAGCTACGTGGAGAATATGAGGCAGCACTAAAGGCAGCAGGAGGAGATGAGCGCAATTACGATGTAATAGATGCAATGAGTAAGTTGGCTGATTTCACTGTACAAATGGGCAACAAGTATGCTGGAGTACAGCCTGCATTGAAAAATTTGGATGGACTAACTGCACAACAGGTTGAGCAGGCGTTCAAAGAGTACGCTGCCCACACGCCTGTTAACCCAAATTATGCGTGGAGCGCAAACGTTGGTGGTATTACCTTTAAATTAGGTAGCATGTATCGTGATGTAGAGGCAGATTGCAAAGCTATGGCAAAGCGTTTGGCAGGATATGGCATTAGCGTAAGCCCAGAGGAGTTAAGCCTCATTTACCGATACACGTGTAGCTCAAACTTTATAAACCATTACTCATTTGGCACAAGCAAAATTGAGCAGGTAGTAACAGACGCTGCACTCAAAAAGGACATATACCACATGTTAGATAACTATAAAGCTGCGCTAAATGGTGTGCTTGAAAAGCTACCAAGATACAATGGCTTTACGTACCGAGGTGTTGATATATTCCCCAGTGCGATAAAAGACCCGACACAAGATGCATTTTGGGGTAGCATAATGCAGGCATGGAGTAGTAAAAGCAAAATATGGGTTACGCCAAACCCCTTGAGCACCACTACCAAAATAGGCATTGCAGATAGTTTTGCAGGAGGTACAATGAACGCCCGAAAGGGGCAACGTGTAATAATGAAGATACATGGCAAAACAGGTGTAGATATACGTGATGTAAGCGAGTACAAAAATGAGGCAGAGTATATGTTTAGAGCTGGTAGCAAGTTTAGACTACTCAAAGCCCCATACAAATGCGTTACAGCAGGTTTGGGCAGAAAAGGCGATTGGTGCATAGAGCTGGAGGAGATACTGGACTAAAAAAGGCAGGGCTAAATGCTCTGCCTGTATTATTATTCGCTAATGCCTTTGTATCTCTTTATTAGTTCCTCAAGCTCCTGCTTATATGCGTCACTCTCTGGGTTCGTATTGGCACTGTTACGCATTAAGTAGCTTTTAAGGTAGTTCTCCCAGCCCTCTTTAGTGGGTTTCTCTGTGCTGGCATACCAGTGCATTTCAAAGCCCCACCAAAAACTGCATTCTGCGTTTGCTTGTTGAGTATGCAGGTATGGGTCTGTGTTCTCTCCCTTATACCAATGCAAGTATTGAGGTATTTCGCTGGCTGGTACTACATAGTAGAGTGGCTTGTAAAACCTCTCCTCCATTGCATGCTCATATATGTATGTTATCCAGCGTTCACTGCCATTATGTAGCAAATCCGAATAAGTGTGCATGGCAAATGTAAGCAACGCCTCATGGATATTGCTAAACGCTTTTTGAGGCTCTTTATATAGCTCAAAGTAGTAGCAGTTATTTTGAGGTATGAGCTGCTTGTATTTGCCCCAGCCATTAGCCCAGTGATATTCAAAATACCATAGTAGCGAGGCAATACCATTGTAACGCTCACACCAAGCCCCTTGAGAAGCGTTAACCTCCTCAAATGGGTTACTTTTTTCGCCCTTGTAGTACAGGTATGTAGTTTGCTGTTTGCTCATAACGAATGCAAAGGTAGTTATTAATTAGTTATTTAACGCTCAATCATGGGCAAAATGTTTTGCTTTTTAAGCATTTCATACAGGAACAGCCTGCCCTTTTGCCTCCACTCTGTGAGCATAGCCGTGCCCAAAGAGCCGTCACGGTGGGTAATCTGTATGGTGTGGCTATGCACGTAGCCCTGTGCGCTGTATGGTGAGTAGAGTATCCACTGCCCATTAACCTTGCGCTGTATTTTGAGTTCTGCCAGCTTCTTATTAAAAGCCTTTGCGCTCATGCCATAATCGGCTGCAATTTGGGTAATGGTTACAAGCTCTTTGCTGGCAAGTATTACCTCCACATAGTCGCTGCGCTTTTGTAGCTCCACAATTTGTGCGTCTTTAGCCTCATTTTGGCGTTGCAGGGCTGCGATGTGCTCCTGCTGGGCATTGTTCTGTTGGCGCAACTGCTTGAGGCGTGTGGCAAGCTCTATAAGCATATCTGGGTCACTTGCCAGTTGCTCAATGGTGGCAGGCGTTGCAGTAATGCCCACCTGCATAAGCTCTTTAATACGGTCGTTGCACCAAATGGCAAATGTGGGGCTTAACCAGCGTGCAAACTCCAGTGCCACGTCTTCATGCATCCACGTACCCTGTAGGCGAGGAACACCACCATGCTGCACAACCACCAAGTCCGTTGGGCATATATGCCTAACGGCTGATAATGAGGCGATAAAGTCCTGTGATGGCTGTATGCGTAACCAGTCCTTTGCAGTTTTGTTGAACTGTTTAGCCATCTCTGTTGCGTTAACCATGAGTGAGCCATTGGCTTTGCGAAAGCTAATTGGCAGGTTGTTGTACGTAAAAACCGATAATGCTGTTTCCATGCTTGCAGGTATAAAAGAGAGAGGAGCTAAAGCAAGGGTTGCACTATGTAGCAGTGTGCAAGGGCTTGCTAAAGCTCCAGTATATGATTTATCACTCTGTAAGCCGTTGTAGCTGCTACTCTACACCAGCTTGTGTTGGTGCAAAGTTAATACAGCATAAATACAGCAGCAAAGGTTGTAATGCCTAATTTTTGAAAGTGAGGCTATTTACTGGCTGCCAGTGCCTCCATTA